TGCTATCAGTTAAGTTGCTCCAATCAAAATCATCTAGTAATTTTCTGTAAAGTTTGATCCAAATAACATTTCTATCTGACCTCAATGGTGGCTGAAATTCTTGCCAATTTTTTATCTTGTACATTACTCTACCTTTGATTCAAGTTTATAAATACCTAGTTTTGCTTGTAACACAATTGATCTAACTTTTGGCAGCTCTTCATCTGGTTTCTTTTTGTACTGATAAACCATTTGGTGGGTACATTCTAATGCTGCTGCTAATTCTTTAGCATCGTTGTTACATAATTTAAGTGCTTCGTTATAAGTCATTTGTTTTCCTTTAGTGTGTACTCGGCAAAAGTTATTTTTTTACCAAATTTATTAATTCCTATTTTTTGTAAAGTTTCAATATCGTAACCCTGATTTCTTAAATCGTTGATCCTAGATGCCAATCTTTCAACTCCAAACTTGGCCCTAGCAATACGAGTATTAATTTTTCTAGGGGCTTTACTAAACCAACTCTTACTTTTTAAATGATCTAAAATCATTTTTTTTTGTGAGGTAGACATAACTCAACTCCTTTGTTAATTAACAAATAAAAAATATACAGCCAACATAATATAGATACAGCTCCCATCATACTGAGAGCTAGACCTAACAATATGCTAAAAAGGGATGTCATCTTTTAACTCTTCAAAACTGTCAGCCTGTTTAGGACTAGAGTTTTGCTTTGACTCACCTTGAAAAAATACTTTAGTATTGCCAAGTATTGCTCCACGAGTTCCAGCTTCCCTTTCTTCTGAAGTAACAGATTGAGTCACCATACCATTGTTGTCATATTGGTCTTTATTTTCTATATCTACAAAAGCCGTAATGTTTAAATATGTACCTTTTTTACCTTTGATAAGTTTTTCTTTATCAATCTTACTTACATCTATACTTGCACTAATTCCTACTACTGCCATTTTATTTCTCCTTATTAAAATTAAATACTGGTTTCCTCTTATAGCGAGGTGGTTCTTTATCGTCTGCTACATAAGACAAAAACTCTTTGGCCTTTGGTATGTACCAGTCAATAAATTCTTGATCGTATTGCACCAACTCCGTATGTAATTCCTCTGGAGTCCATACAACAAAATGTGCTGCAACTGCATTTTTATATCCATTTGCTTGTGCTACTAACATTTGTATCTGCATCTGTACCCAATACCTGTCAGGGATAGTCGGATAAATTTTTTGTGTAAAAGGACATTTAATTTCTACTGGTATGCTATTTAAAAAAGCATCTGCACTTGCACCAATAGGTAAGTCTGGATGCACTAATAACTTGTTTCCATTCTCACAAATGTCATTCATATGTTTTTCAAAAGCTCTTAATGCAACTTCCTCATGGTCATTTCCCCACTGGGTCATGATATTTCCAGAAAAAGGTTTTTCTCTAAACGTCTTTTCTCTCCATATCTTTTGCCTTTCATAGACTGCACCCCATGCTTGAGATGCAGTTATAATGTTATGCCGCCTGTTGTCTTTGAGATGACTATTCATGTAACCCTCCCACAAAAAACATTCTATTAGCCATATAAGCTCCGCAAGGTGTTCCAAACATACCTAGATAATAATCCTTGTAATTAAATTTCCTTCTAGATATGTAAGGTCTTTTTGATTCTTTTTTAAATTGATACCCTTTAGAGTTATTTCTTCTTTGGCTGTTTTGTTTATTAGTTACTAGTTGTAAATTTTCTATTCTATTATCAGAACGATTGTTATTAATATGGTCCATAACTTTACCTTTAGGTATTTCTCCATTCAACATCTCCCATATAATTCTATGAGCGTAATATTTTTTTCCAAACAACTGCACATGAACATACCCATTAGGTCTTTTAGTCCCTGCCTCTTGACCAACTTTACATTTTTTTGAGATTGTTTGTGCCCAAAACAACTTACCATCTTCGTATCTTAAAAAATTAAGATGTGCGTTTGAGCTCATTAGCAAAGTCCCTTAATTCAGATTGTAAAATATCTGACAATTCAAAATAGGCTTGTTTTAACGCACCATCCTCATGAGCTTCCTCTAAAGTTTCTTTTGCTTTCTTTAGTTCGGCTTGTGTAGATGGTTTATTAACAGCACTGTTGTCTTTGCTGTCAGCATCCTTAGTATCATCTAGTAATAACATGTGCCCTAACGCATATTTCTTTGCATACGAGCTACTGCTGCCGAATGACTGGGCTATGTCCATACCTTTGCGAGTTGGATTAATACCAGCTTGTGCTTTAACGCTAATGTGATTTTCTGCTATCTGAAAAACTGCTGTAGCTTCAACATACATATAACCACCAACTTCTTTAACTTCATCAGTAATTAATAACAATGCATTGTGTTTAGCTAGTAAAGGTTTAACAGCTTCTAAAATATCTTCAGCACTTCTGTAATTGTAATTACCAAATTTGTTTAACTGACCTTTTGGTGCTTTCAGCTCCTGCTGGATTGCCATTAGTTCTTTCATGTTAGCTCCTTTGTTTGTGATGCCATAATTAATTCTTGATAGGCATCAGGGTTAAGTTGTTTAAGCATACCTAGAACAGAGTTTGGTCCAGAGTCCAAAACTATTTCTGCAAAATTACTAATTGCAAAATGTTGGTTAGCTTCTTCAATTATTTTTTGTTCCATTTTATTATCTCCTTTGTTATTAATATCGTTCATCCCAAACTCCAGTTTCTTTGTCGTAGATCCAGTTATTAGGATTGTCTTCGTACTCTTTTGCTTCCTCTTCAGCATCTCTTCTTTCTTGTGCTGCATTAATTGCATCGTCTGCAATTCCGTTCCAATCAATTCTGCCTAGATATTCAGCAATTTGATATGAGTTAAGTTGATCTTCAACCTCTTCCAACCACATTTCTTTCAATGCATCTACTGGTGAGTATTGTTTATTTTCAGCATCTGTTTGGTAAGTATAGTCATCACCTATTTCAGCTACGATGTCTAGGCCTATTAGTTTAGTGATTGAATTTTTGTTTGTTAGTATCATTTTAAATCTCCTTTGTTATTAGTATCTAGTATACACACTTGCAAAAGCATTGCAAATAAATTTGCACAAATAAATTAATTAATATATCATTCTGGTTATAGTGTTATTTCACACTTACAAAGGAGTTATTATGCGAGTTATTTTATTGATGTTGTTAAGCGGTAGTTTAGGGGCAGAAAGTGTTTGGACAGATGACGGATCTTTGGTGATTATTGATGCACCAAATTCTATTGTATATGTTGATGATGAAGGGTCAGTTAATTATGCTGCAGAAGTAGATAGTGATGAACCTACATTTATATATGGAACTGATAAGTTAACAGTATGTCAGCCTACAGCTAATGGTTCTATTTGTTACTAAGGGGGATAGGATAAGGGGAGGTAACTCCCCATTTCCTTTTTATGCTATCGGTTCATTACGTACATTGTCACCTCAAAACCAAATCTTAATTCTGTTGCAATGGGTTGAGTCCACATAATTTGTGTTCCTTGTAGGTTGATAGAAATTGCATTATAGTTTGAAAAAGAAATTTTAAATAGAAAGCAATGTATGATTTTTAACTAATGATTTTATGGAGAAATTATGGAAGATAATATAAATCCTGACCATTATAAAAAAGGTGGTATTGAGACTATAGAATATCAACAAGCCAAAATGAGTAAGGCAGAGTTTTATGGGTATCTTAAAGGTAATGCTTTGAAGTATGTTAGCAGGGAAGGATTAAAGTCAGAGAAATTGACTGACAAGATAGATGACTGTAAAAAAGCAATATGGTATCTTGAGCAAATGATCAAAGTTCATCAGACAGAATTAAAGGTTTTAGAAGTTAAAGCCAAGCAAGATGAATGGATTGATGACAGTTTGCATGATGAAGATTAATTTAAACAAACCACATCCATGCCATGAATGCAAAAAGGTAGGAAAGTTTTTTTATAAAAAGTGGTGGTGTGGACATGACAAATATTTAAAAGGAGTTTGCAATGACAAAGGGAAAAGAAACACTAAAGAAAAATAAAGACGAATGGAATGAACATAAATTTGTTTGGGAAGGGTATGTTTATTTTATAATGAGCAAGGGAAATAAGTTTCATATTGTTCATGAGCCAACGGGTAAAATTGTTACAAAGGGGGAGTTATGAAATACGAAATATTACAAAATCAATCTAATCTGCATTGGTATGATTTAGCAGATGGCTCTAAACTTCAGCGTTATCAGTTAGCCGAAAAAGTTTATGAGTTGTTTGAAAATGGAGAAGAATTAATAATTCCAGAAGTAGCTAAAACAATTGGGATTGAAGAAGTAACTGCTGCACATATTATTCGTAGTTTAGTTATTAAAGATTTGTTAGCTAGAAAGAAAAAACAAAGGCACACAGTTTATTTTAAAAGGCACAAATGTGCTCTAGCTAATTTGCTTTACCCAAAAACAATATTAGATAATTTTGAAATTAAAAATAGAAAATCTCACAAGATAGATGAGGGTAAAAATATATCTCATCCACAATCTACACCTCATATGTATGGAACTGTAAATACTATATATGAAGGTGGTGAGTGAGGATTAATAGTCTTATGATTATCCTAGATGATTGGTCTAGGTGGATGAAATTAGACAAACATGGATTAGGTTATCCGAGTAGAACAAGCTATTTTTTTACAGGCGGTGAGTCTACATCGGAAGTGTTTGAGGATATGGTATCTAAAATTGATATGGACAATGTTAAGATTGTTGATGCGGTAATAGATGGCCTAAATAAATTACAAAAAGAAGCAATTTACTATCGGTTTCTTGGTGGGAACAAGCCTGTGTTTTATGAGAAACAACTTGATTTAGCTATGGATAATTTATTAACTATTGTGGGTAAAAGAATATATGCATAAAATTTTAGTAAATACTGCTGTGCCTATGTCTCAAAAAATGATGCATGGATTAACATTATTAGAAGCTTATTGTTATTTTACTAATAAAGAAACAATTACAACTGAAGAAGTAAAAGATTGGTTAGCAAAAAATAACCATAAAGAGTTGGTAGAAGATTATCAAAGTGACTTTCTTTGGTTAGTACCCTAATTTTTTTAATAATTCCTCTGTTATCGTTCCAGAGTATGGTTTCATTTGTAAAGAACGAAGATCATCGGACGTAGGATTTTTTTTATCTATATTAATTATTTTTCCTGTAGGCTTACCTTTGTTATCCAGTTGTGTTCTTTTGTTTATATCTAATAATTCATAAATGTTTTTATCGTTTTTTACCTGACCAATACCTTTTCCTTGCAATACAAAAGGATAGGATCGGTGTTGTTCTGGTTTAAATAATATATCTTTATCTGCAAAAAACTCCCCTACATTTTGTATACCACCATCTTTAGCGTTAAGTTGTTTTGGATCTGTAACTGCAAGTCTAGCTTCACCCCTACCTAATCCACCTGATTCACGAAATTGAATATCTAATTGTTTTTGTATTTCTTTTCTTGTTGCATCTGGAGCGTCAGAATATTGTTTAATAGAACTAGGGTCTGACATTCCTTTCCATTCTGGAATTAATTTTTTTATTAATTTATCAGCTTTCTTTTTTTGTTTTAAAGGCATAGCTACATCAGCATACGCTAACATTGTTTCTCCAGTCATATGAGAAAAATCTCCGCCAGTTGGGGCCATCCTCCACGGAATATGTATTGGGTTTTGCCCTGTATCCTTTTTAATCATTTTTGCAAGTTCATCCATTTGCCGTACAGGAAGTTCTCCTGATGCCCATTGTTGATTTTTGAAAAGAAACGGATACCCTTGCCCCCCTAACATATCAACTCCATAATTAAAATTTACATCACCAATTCCAGTAAGCAATCCATCTGCTCTTGTTCTGTCAGCCATTGATGTAATAAATGGCCTACCTTCAAAATCTGTTAATGAAACTTGAGGTACATTTTGTTGTATATTGTTTGATTGTATTTTAGGTTTTATATTTTCTAATTTAACTTGCTCTCTAACTCTATCATCAAATCTTGGGTCAAATTTAACAGTCTCTTTTGTAGGTAGTTTACTGCTTTTACCCACCATCCCTGCTAAACCAAGCAATGCTCCTTTAGCTGCTAATGGTGGATTAATCATAGAGCTACCCATCTCGGCTAACATATTTGCAGTTCCAGTTTGTTTTGGAGGTAATAAGCCTTTTGAGTCTAGGTAAGCTGTAGATCCAAATATATCTTTGTCATCTAACAGTCCAGACATTGTTAATGGAAGTCCTGCTAAATCTACAAATCCAGTAGCTAACTGTGGAATACCCCTAGTCATAGAGGTTGCTAATTGTCCTGCATTACTAACTATTGGCTTTCCAGTAAATGGATTAATAGCTATATTTTCTTTAGGAGCACCAAAATCTTTTATAGGGTTAAACCCACCTAATTTTCTAAATAATTCTTGTTCTGTCATTTTTTATTCCAAATAAATGTAAGCCAATATTTCAATTTGTTTACCCTTTCTTGTTGTTGAGGTTTATCTATTTTTTTTAAAAACTTCTGTCTAAACGCTAAAGTTTTTTTAGATAAATTTAATGCTTCACAATAGACCATATAATCCTTACTACAGTTGTGTGTTTCTGTGCCGTCTGGAAGCGTCATAGGCTTTGTGGTGCGACTTTTATTTGTTTTTGATACCAACAGGTCTTGACTAGTCATCAAGCTCTTGTACGTTCATATATATACTATCTATAATCATCTCAACTGAACTGCCATCAGACAAATGTAATATCATTTCTGATTCACCTTGTACAACATCAACTGCATCTATAGTTTTGTCGGCCATGTGTAAAGCTATAAGTTGTACATCCATTTCTACTTTCCTTAAATGGGCACAGCGGAGAATGATTGTATTTTTTCTATGGGTTTTTTTCCTTTTGACCACTTCCCACAATCTTGGCATTGGAATCTTTGGTACTTGTTCGTCAGCGATATTGTAGCTCCTCGTCTTTGTAAGTTGTAACCACCGCAGTTTGGGCAACACATTTCTTTAGTTTCTAAATTATGATTTGGATGTATATTAATCCAACCTTGAAGTTTGTTATAAACTTCCTCTGTAATTTTAACATCGTTAATATTGTATTTTTTCATTATTTTCCATGCTTTAGGATTCTTGCTCATACACTCAATCCATAAAGGCATACCTTCGTGTCCAGTCTTTTGTCCTACACCAAGCTCTTGTGCTATGTAGTCTAGCTTGTTACTAGCAAACCTAAACTTTGATCTAGCGGTGTTAAGTAAATCTATATCCTTGTAAGGGCTAGGAGGGTTCATACCTTGCAGCAAAAACTCTCTATTAAGTGTCGGCATGTCAAAGCGTTTACCATTGTAGGTAATGACAGCATCAGCTTCATCTATCAGTTTATGAACTTCCATAATCATTTGTTTATGAGATGATTCCATAATGCTAGCAAAGTATACTTTCTTTTTGCCTACCCATTTAGCTGCCCAGCAAAGAACAGTAGAAGCCTCAATCAGTTGATTAATGCTAATGTTCTGCTGCCAGAGGCCCCAATGGAATCCTGTGTGTGGTGAAGTTTCTATGTCTAAAACTAATATTTTCATATAATTAATAGCACCAGTAAATAACTTGTTAATAATAACAAACATATAATAAACATAGTTAATAATGTTTTTAACATTCTTTTGTGTTTAAGCCGTAAGATTAATATTACCTTCTACCACCAACAATATCTATTGAGGTGTAATCTTTATCGTCATCTAATAAACCATACATACTAGAAGTATAAGGTGACAGTAAATCTCTTGCTCTTACTCTATTTGGTGTAGCTCCTTGAATTGCGGAAGGAACATTTAACGCTTCTAAAGAATTTTTACTTGCTGCAATATTTCTAGCAGGAGCTCCTACTACAGCATTTCCAAATGGGATTCTATTAATTATAGCTGACTTCCCTAAATTTTCAGTTAAATTAGCTAACGCTGAAGCTGTGTTAGATGTATTAACGGCAGCACCCTTTGGTATTACTTGTTCGTAACTAGCCACATTACCTATAGATTTTAATTTAGCAATTTCTGCTTTTGTAAATATTAAATTAAGTTTTTTACTGCCCAAATTTCTTAATTCTTTTTGTAATGCTGACCCACTTAAATTTGCTATTTCATTTGGTCTACCACCTGTAGCTTTTGATTTTAAATGTGCAATTACATTTTGTTTTATAGATTCTTTAAAGGTAGGGTCTAATAACCTAAAAGTTTTTTCAAGCTCATCCCCTGTACTTCTCAT